ATGACGACCGATATGATCGCGGGGCCGTTCCTGACGGCTGTCCGTCAGGCCTGGGACCGTGCGCGTGGAACACTCATCATCCCCCGGGATTTCACCCTGACGCAGTTGGCGGCCGGAGCGGGATCGCTGAGCGCGGAGGTCACCGACTCGACGGGGACCCGGTTCGGCTTCCGCGTTCCGCTTCCGGCAGCCGCCCGGTGGGAGGGGAGGGCACAAGGTGGTGAAGGCACTCCGGAGCACTGGGCGCTGTGGAGCGTCATCATCCCCCTCATGGAGGAACTGGAGACGGACGCCGGGCGCCGCTTCACCCCCGACGCCGACGGCGTCCGCTGGGTGACCGCGTAGAGGATCGCGGTCACCGCGCCGCGGAGCCTAACGCAGACCGTCTTGGCAGTTGCTTCCCTGACGGGCTTCCCACCACAGCGCGTACTCGGTTCCGTTCTCGGTCTCGATCGTCCACGGCGGGAAGGTAAGGCCCGCCTCCCCAGTGAGCACTAGGGAGGCGGGCCTCATTCTGTGTGACAGCGACCTGGTGGAGCTGGGGGGAATCGAACTCTGCCCAGTGCGCCGCCCTATGGCCTCGCCCGCGGATTCATGCGGCAGACGCGGGGGGAACAGGGTGTAACGCCGGAGGCTACGGGCGAGAAAGTGTGCCCAATCTGTGCCCACGGGCGGCCTCGCTCAGAGCGCGACGCTCGCGCACTCGACGAGCCGTGACGGGATGCGTGGCGATCCCCTCGAGCGACTCTGCCGCGCGCATGAGAAGTTGGTAATAGCGGGCTGGAGTGATCGCCAGATCCACGCGGATCGCAGCGTCCTTCGCCGGGGTATGCTGCTGCGTCCATCGGGATTCAAAGTCAAGAAGTACCTGGGGGCTCACGGTTTCGATCTTGCCCAGCGCCTCCGACATTCGCGCGTGTCTTCGCGCAGGCATAGACTCGACACCTCGGCCGGAGGAAGGACGCCTGGCCATGTCATCCGCAGGACTCTCCCCAACCGTGAGGCTCAGCGTCACTCTCGACGCGATCTGCTCTCGCAACCGGTACACGACCGACCCTGCCCCCGTGCTCGCCGAACTGCACGAAGTTGCCGGCGAGCGGCGCGACGTCCTCGCTGAGGCCGTAGGCACCTGGGTCGGCTACTTCGAGGACAGTCACACGGCAACCCTGTGCACGGCACTGCGCACGCTCCCCGACCTCGAACCGTGGATTGCTCTCGGCCAGCATCGGCGATCACTCCCAGACCCGTCCACGCCCGAGCGCCTGGGGCACGGCCAAGCCGCTGCGCTCCCCCTCTACATCACCACGGACTCCGCCGTCCTCGACGCGCCCTGACCGAGCGGATAACGATCACGCGCCACGGTCGCTCACGAGGACTCCTTATGGGTATCCTGTAGCCCAAGCCAGCAAGAAAGTAGACCGATGAAGCCGATCCGCTCGGCGACAACGGCAGCGGTAATCGGCGCAACCACGGCAAGTATCGTCACTGCGTTGATCTTCGGTCAGACGCTCCCTTCACCGGAGCCCTCGCCTACCTCTGCCGTCGCGCCCACCGACGAACCGACTGCCACCACCACGAACAAGACCCACGACCTTCGTGTCTCCGCCGATGAGACGGAACCTCTCCCGGAGCCTGTGCCGGACCCGGAGACGCCGCCGACTGAACCGGAGCCGGAACCGGAGCCCGAGCCGACGCCGACGCCGACGCCGGACCCCGAGCTGCAGGTGCAGGAGATCGGTGGGACGATCCGGTGGGCGAACCGCTACCAGTGGGCTCTCGTCGATGACCGGGCGCACACCCCGTACGGCACCTCCCACGTTCTCGTCCTCAAGGACCGGGTACGCATCTTCTACGAGTTCGGGGCGGCCGAGGTCCGCGACTTCAGCGTCACCGTGGACGACGAGTTCGCATCCGCCGACGTCCGCGTCGGGGCCTCAGTTGGCCTCACCTACGCTGACGTGTTCTTCTTCATGGGCAACAGCAAGAAGCGCGTCAACCCGTCATTGCTGAGCAAGAAGGGCGCGAACGTCTGGTACTCCGGTTCGTTCAACGTTCTCTCCCCGCCCGAACCCGCGCAGTGAACGCAGAAGAGACCCCCACCTGGCCCGAAGGCTAGGTGGGGGTCTCTTGTGCGCAGCGCAGTGCTCAGGGGAAGGTGCGGCTCTGGGAGTCGCGCGGGAGGAAGCCGGGGTCCGGATCTTCCTTCCGCGTGTCTGCCCGGCTGCCGTTCTCGGTCTGCGCGAGCGCGACCGCCGCGGGGGTCGGGTCCGCGGGAAGGGTGGCGAGGATCAGGCGCAACAGCGAGATGAAAGCGGCGCCGAGAGCGGCCTGCAGCACGACCGACCAGTCGACGTCGGAGAGAAGGACAGCTCCGGTGAGTCCGGCAGCGAGGGACTGGCCGAAGGTCTTCGCGACCCGCTCGAGCGCGGCGAGCCACCAGGGCAAGTCCACGCCCTCGGACTCGGGCAGCCCGAACAGCGACGTCGCGAACGACAGGATCGCTCCGACCGTGGCGGCCGAGGCTGCCATGAGCCACGGGACGTCTGCGAACTGCACGGCGGCGATGTACGGGATCGCGATGGCGATGGCCGTGTAGACGGCGCGCAGCAGCGCGGCCTTCCACCAGGCGGGGTCGGTGAGCTTGCTCATGGGGTGCCTCCTACGGCGGTCGGTATGCAGACGGTCGCCTGCGTCGGAATGAACGGGCCGAGCTCGGTGTCGGCCGTGTTGATCCAGCGGGTATCCGGTTCGCTCCCCGCGGGACAGGCTGGCCCAGGGGCGCCAGTGGGTCCGGCGGGACCTTGGGCGCCGGACGGGCCGGGGTCACCCTTCGGGCCCGCTGGCCCAGCCGGCCCCGGCGGCCCGGAGGCGCCCGGCTCGCCTGGTTCGCCGGCGGCACCGGGAGTGCCTGCGGGACCGGAGATGCCGTCCTCGCCGTCCTCGCCGTCGCTCCCGCGGGGTCCCGTCGGCCCCGGAATTCCACGGGGGCCGGGGTCACCCGCTGGCCCCGCGGCGACCTCTGCGGGCGCCTCTCCCTCCGGTTCGACGCCTTCGGCGAGGAGCTGCTCGTACAGGCTCTGCGCGTTCGACTGCGACGCCTGCAGGTCGGCGTACATGTCCTGGTTCTCCGCACGGAGCTGCGCGTTGTTCAGGGAGACCAGGACGATCGCGCCGAGCACGAGCACGACGATCAGCGCGCCCATGACCTTGTAACCGACGGTCCACATCTTCGTCGAGAACATGCTCAACCTCCTGCGATCTGCTGCAGCCCGGCCGTCACGGTCCAGACGACGATGCCGCCGATGAGTGCGAGTACGGCGCTGAACGCGGCGAGGCCGATGGAGAAGAACTGCTGCGCGCGCGTCTTGCGCTGCTCCTCAGCGATGCGCCGCGCTTCCTTCTCGCGCTCGGCGTCCGCCTCTTCAAGGCCGCGGATTCGCGCATCCTGCCGGTCGTCGCGCTCCTTCTGGTTCGCCTGGACCTGGGCCAGCATCGCCGACGTGACCATGTCCCGAGCCAGGCCATCGAGACGCCCGTTGATCTCGGAGCGGGTGTCACGAAGGTCGCCGCGCAGGATGTTGAACAGGGATGGAGGAAGCTCCTCACCCATGGACGCCACCTCCTCCGGCTCCTAGTTCACGCATCGCCCACGCGCGGTTGCGGCCGGTCCGCTCCGACTCAGACATCAGCCGTGGATGAGCTTCTGCTGTGCGAGCCAGGACGCGGCAAGAGCCTTCGCTTCCCGGATGACGATGTCGTACGCGTCGGGATCGAGTTTCTTTCCGGGACCGTAGATCACCGCCCACGCGTTCGCCGTCTCCTGAACACGCGTAGTCCGATACCCGCCAGGCACCGTCGCACCCACCAGAGCCCACGTAATACCGTTCTTCGTCGTCACCTGGACGATCAATGCCTTATCCATATCCGTCAACTCCTCGAGGATCGCTGTCGCACCCGGCTTGGGTGCGGTGATGTTGCCGGCGGCGAACCCCGGAGCAGTCCACACGTCGTTGAAGTCGCCGATGTGCCACAGCTCTTGCGGCGACACGAAATCGACCGTGAACCCGGCGAGTCTGCACAGGGCCTTGAATCGGGTCCAGGCGAGAGCTTCGTTGCCGGGTGCGAGGTCACGCCAGTTCGCGACGTCGATCGCGGCGACGAGCTGCCCCCGGAAGATGAGACCGTGCGACGAGTGCCCTGGTGTGGCCGCCCAGATCCCGAGATCTTTGCGGTACTGCACCTGCACATCGAACGGCCGGTACCCGTTCCACCCCGGCGTTACGTACAGCTCCACCCGGTACTTCACGAGAGCCTGCGCGACGAGCCACCGCCACCGTGCAGCGGTACCCGCCGGGAGATAGACCTTCCCGCCGAGATGAACGAGCATGCTCAGCGGGAACCTGCCGTTGGTGTAGCCGCCCATGGTTACCCCTCCCCGGCGCTCACGAGAGCGCGAACGAGCCCACGATCGGCAGGGTCTGGTTGGCAGCGAGCGAACCGGAACGATAGGGCAGACGCACACGTCCAGCCGCTGTGATATCCAACATCCCTGTGACGGCCGCGCCCTGCCCCACCGTCGCCCCGATCCACCGAATCGAGTTCGGGCGGGTGAGGGCGGGTGCGGTGAAGATGTTGTCGAACGAAGCTCCCGAGCCCACCACTGCCGCGCCTTCGACGTGAACGCGATTCCCGACGAGCCGAAGAAGGATCGGGTACGTCGGGGACTCGCTCCACCCGTTACCCATCGACTCCGGTCCGAAGACAGCCTCGGTCGTCGGCGACAGCCAGTCGAACGCGTCCTCACTCCACACGTTGATCTCGCCGGTGTTCTGGTTGAACACCGCGAGCCCATCGAAGCGAGCAGCTCCGGTGATGGCATCTCGCTCAGCCTCGGTCGTCGCGCCGCGGTAGTTGCCCATGAGCGCGAGGAGGTCGCGGAGCTTGTTCAGATCCGCGGCCGTCTGGGGCGTGTCGTTGAAGCTGCCGAGGCCCTTCGGTCCGCCGGTTGGTGAGTAGCCCATGTCGTTCTCCTAGGTGGTGTAGGTGACCCGCACGGCGCCGGACTGAGCGTCCTTCTGCGTGCCGGCCCAGATCGAGTAGCCACCACCCGCGAAGCCGAGGCCGCCGGTGTTGGACTTGAGGTGGTCGATGAGTCCGACAGGGATGCTCCGCCAGCCCGTGCGCCGACCGCTGACCTCGGGGAGCTCGCTGACCGCAGCGAACGCGACCGGACCGACGGGCTTAGTCGCGAAGCCATGGCGGCCGAACGGCGCGGCACCGAGGTTCTTCGTCTGCGGCAGATAGATCCGCGCACTGATGATCGACGCGTCGTCGGGAATCGTGTCGCGGAACTTGTTCCCGTAGAACCACGCCCCGATGTTCCGGGCCGAACACCACACGTCGTTCTGCCACCAACTGCTCTCGTACGCGCCCGAGTCGATCGCAGTGAACGTCACGGTCCGCCGACCACCGCCGCCGCCCGGAGCCGGCGGGACCTCGGGGTCCGGCCGGACATCAGAGCGCACGCCGAGGATCCAGCATCCGTCGCCCCAGAGGAGCTTCACCGCGTCACCGGAGCTGTACGTGCGTCCGAGGTCGAAGGTCGCGTCAACGCGCCCGAGGTCGGTCTGCACGCTCGCGACACCGCCGGTGATGGTGGCGATCACGCCGTTCGTCGGCTTCGGTCGTGTCGGGCCGAGCATGTAGGCGACGCCGTCGGCGACGAGCACCCACACTGGCTCATTCAGCTCGGGCATGTACGAGCTGGTGAAGTTCGCCGGCACCCGCCCATCGCTGAAGTCGACCGTTGCCCGCAGCCCGTCGATGCCACGGAAGAACCCGGCGACGATCTGCACCCTCGACTTCTTGCCGATCAGGTCCAGGATCATCTCGGTTTCGGTACTCACTCCGGCACCTCCTGGAAGCCCACCACCCAGAAGTTCCCCGAGGCGACGGTGAGCTCAGACGGCTTGACCGGCCGGGAGCCGGGGCGCGTGATCCAGAACTTCATGTCCGTGGTCGGGGCCTTGGCGGAAGTGGCCGAGTTGTAGGGGTAGACGAGTGCCCCGATCGAGGTCTTCGACCGGCCCTCCGCCGAGAGCCGGAGGTTCGCGGACCGGATCTCGATGCTCCCGCCGTAGTCGGTGGCGCTCTCCTTGTGGGTGAACGTGATGAGCCCGGTGGTCGCGTTCATCGACCCGGCGGTGACGAACCCGGTGAGCGACACCCAGTTGCTGCCGTCCCACTGGACGTAGTCGTAGAAGCCCGAGTCGTCGCCGAAGCGGATCAGGATCTCGTCGGTACCGACGGAAGCGCCCGGGTGGATCGCGCGCTGCGCGTACGTCTCGTCCTGTCCGACGACGAGCCCGACGACGCGAGTGGCGTCGAATGACAGCCCGAGCGTCACCCCCGCGTCGTCCTGGCTGATGGTGTCGAAGCCGACCCGCTGGTGCTGAGCGTCGTCGATGTACTGGAAGCCGGAGCCAGTGTTCCGGATCGAGCAGCCGATCATCCGCATGCGTCGTCCCGGGTCGCCGATGACCATCCCCAGGTTGCCGAGGTCGGTCATCACAGCCGCGTACTGCGACTGGAAATGCGCGAGGTCGTCGGCTCGGATAGGTGTCGTGCGGGCCGGCTTGTCCTGGTAGACGCGAGGGGTGAACGGCATCAGATATCTCCTCCGGGGAAGACCCCATCGCCCGGGAACGTCGAGTCACCAGGAAGCAGCAGTGGTTCCGGATCAGCCACCGTTGTCGTCCCACCGATCTCGACGGTGAGCGACTGCGTCGCCTGACCTCGGTCGATCGTCACGACCCGGCCGATCAGCCAGTGGGTGGGACGCTCGATGAGCACGACGTCGCCGCGCTCTCGCAGCGGGTTGAACAGCTCCACCACCGGAACCACCTGGGTGCGGAGCGTGGAGACCTGCGCGAGGGTCTCATTCGCCCACTTCTGCGCCTGCGCGCGGGTGGTCACGAACTCACTCGACAGATAGTGGGTGCGGGCGCCGAACGGTGAACGACCCCCGGCCGGGTTTCGCACCCGCAGTGGACCCGTGGTGATCTCGGCGACCGCGAGGACGGCCGCCTGGTCGGCACCGTTCGCGCGGACCACGACCCGGTTATAGACCTTCCCGGCTGACATCATCGACCCGATGTCGACGAGCACCTCGCGAGTGATGCGGTCGACCGGGTCGGGCCACGCCTTCGGGCGTGCTGACAGAGCGCCGTCGGCGGTCATGTGTGGGACCGCCGACAGGATCACGTCCATCAGCTCATACAGCGCCTTGATCTTCTCGTCCTCGTACATCACCGAGCGGGTGATCGCCGCGTCTGGGACGGACCGCTCGATCGGCATGCCTGAGATCCGGCCGACCTCGTCCCATGCGGACACCAGCGACACCGGTGCCGTCGGCACGTCGAACGTCTCCTCGCCGATCGAAGCGGTCAGCTCCTTGAGTTCGAGTTCGACTGTGGAGCCCACCGTGATCCAGTCACCGCGGAACCGCATCTGCTCGTCGCGTGCGGACGGGACATCGGTGATGAGGAACCAGCCGTACGGGACGCGCTCTACGAACGGGCCCGAGTGGATCACCGAGAACACCTGCAGTTCGGCGCCGAACGGCGCGAACGCATCCTCCATTGCGGTCGGAAGGACGGAGCGACCGAAGTCGTCCGTCCACACGACCGCGCACGTCATCGACTGCTGGATCTCCGCGCCCGCGTCCTCTGAAGGCCGCACGTCCGTCAGAGGCACGCGCTCCTGCCGGCGCTCGCCGTCGTAGTACAGGTCCGCCTCCCAGTAATGGTCGAACGAACTCGTGAGGAGACCGCGAAGAACCTCAGACCCGAAGCGCAT